ATTACCATGATATAAGCAAGGTACAGTATTAGTAATAGGGTTATATAATTCATTATGTACTTGGCATGCAGGTTCATGAGTTTGGAAAATATATTGTTCGTAATCTAAACCTACAGAGAATTTGGTAGTATCATTTAACCATACCCTTTGCATATACAACTGATCATCATCTGAATCATTTAATCGTTCAGCAAAGAAGTCTTTTAAAGCTCCTACTCTACCAATATATTGACCACTATTTAAGAACCTATATTTAGATAAGCCAGTCTCTGGATGCTTGATCGTCATACTTTCATCTGGCCAACACGATGCTTCTGATCCAAATAGAATTTCTACAGAAGCATCCATCCAACGTTTAGTAATTTCTTGTAAGCCGTTTATAAAGAACACATCATATGCATCTGTAAATAGTACAACATCATTTTCGGGCAACTGATCTAAATAGTTTCTAACTAGGTTTACCTTATGTCCTCCACCTGGACCCTCCATATCAGTACCATGCCAATCGACATTGGTACCCAAGTTCTTAACACTAAAGCCATTTATCGCCGCACTATCATTAAGTGCAGCACATTTCTTTCTATCAGTTCCTACTGTAATTGCATGTACATTGAAGTTTTGAAACCAATCATCGTGACTTTGAGGTTCAATATCTGATCCCATCACTGCTCTGCTCTCTTGTGTGACAGCTTCTGTTTCAAGTGCTTGTATGTTATGAGTTAAAACTTTACCTGCAACAACTTCATCTACTGGAATAATTTCAGTGTGAAATCCTGTATTGAGTAATTCATTAGCCATATGCACAGTAAGAATATAAGCATGTAAGTTGTATGGATATCCAGGTTTAACTAATTCTGGTCTTGCACCGTCTTTCCTAGCTCCATATTCATTCTCATTATGACCTAGATATAAAACATCAATATTATGCTCATCTATCCATTCGCCCCAATCATTTTCTTTCCATAAATTTTTATCAATGATTGCATCATCTTCAAATATAATACAAGGTTTACCATGCTGTACAACTTGTTGCCATGCTTTATAATGAGATAAGAAACAGCCTACTTCACCTTTTGTGATACGTCTATTTTTAAATGGATCTCTCCACTTATGGTTAATACTAAATTCGTTCTTTAGCATTTTCTCATGAGTAATGGTATTACCATCAACAGCTTCTAGTACATCATAGTCTTCTAACCACTGATGCTTTGCTTTAAAATTGGCTAGTCTATCGTGACGCTTCTTTAAATTGATAATTATCTTTTTCATAATTTATTCCTTTATTGTCTGTTAAGAAACAGATCCACTGGCATGCATATTCTTAGTTCTGAGAAGAATGGATTAACGGCGTGATAAGTAAAACTCGGAAAGATCATAAAGTCCCCTGTCTTCGGAGCATGTATATGATTATCAAACATTGGTTTAAAATAAGGATCATAACCTCTGTTGCAATTTGATCTAGGATCAGAGAATACTATCTCTCCTCCAGAGGTTTGATCTTCTGCTAGTATATAAAATACTCCAGATAGTTGACACCCAGCATGATTATGTTTAGCCATACTATAGTGTTTACCTTGACCAGTAAGCCACCCCTTGAGACTATAGTTATTCCAATCACTAATAGGACGACCTATTGTTTTAGTTAAGTATGAATCAAAGCAATCATATGCGGTGCTTTTAAATTTATTCATTACTTCACTATTATCATCATCTAATATATTATATCCGCTGAGATCATTCGGAGGATTAGACATATTGTGATGGGTGAATATATGTTCTACTAACCCTGTAGTGTCAAACTTACCGCTACCTATTTGTGTAGGCCATAGGTTATCAATTAAAACCATTTCGCATTCCTCATATTATATCTGTATATATAATGGTATATATAATGTACTTAACAAGGGCTATTATGAAATCATTTGATGAATTTTACGAATTTCTGTTGTCAGAAGATTGTTTTGAAAAATGCTTGGTATCTTTTATAGATGAACATCAAAGACAACGATATATAGAACAAACAGATATATGGGCCTACAGAGGTAAAATAACCGACCTGTGGATGAGCGGTGATGACACTATTAAGATAGAAGGTTATGAGCAGTTTAAATATATTGAAAATGGTACTATACATATATTTTATTCGCCAGCAGGTGGACCTACTTTCCCATTACACTCTGATCCGGTTAATGTTATAATAGAAGTTATAGACGGATCCAAATGTATTGAAACATTCAACGGTGAATATCATATGAGCCCAGGTCAAAATATGTTTTTGAGAGCTGGTGTAGAACATAGAGCAATAAATTATGAGAAGGCATTAACATACAGTTATGGCATTAACGACACAAACACACTCAGTAGTATACATAAAAACGACTGAAACTTGTAATCTAAATTGCGCCCATTGTTTTACATCTGGTATGAATGGTAGAAAGATTTACTTTGATCATGTTAAAACAGCTAACTGGTGTAATGAATTAGACACAGGCGATAACCTTATACATTTAGAATATCATGGTGGTGAGCCTATGTTGGCTCCTATGGCAAACCTACGTGAGTTTCATGATATAACAAAAGCACAATGGGGTGATAGGGCTACTCATGGTATAACCACTAACCTTGTTTTTAAACTTACAGAAGAAAAACTAGCGTTCTTTGATGAGGTTATCACAGGCGGTAATATAGGTACGTCATGGGATCCTAACATACGTTTTACTAATGAGCATCAAAGAAAGATGTGGGAGAATAATGTTAAGCATCTCACATCACTTGGCCATTCTCTAAAATGCTTTATATCTGTATCTAAAGACGTTATAAAATTACAGCCTATAGATATTGCAGACTATATGCATTCGCTAGGCATAAGAGAAATATCATATGAGAGGCTAACTCATGATGGTAACGCTACTATCAATACAGATATTTTTCCTCATAATAAAGATTTAGATGATTGGTGGATGTTAATGCATGAGCAAACTGAAAACCATCCAGTCGAAAATGGTTTTATGCAATCTGTATATGAGAAGTTTAGCGCAGGGCAATTTAGAATAGGTACGTTCTGTCGTGATTGTGAGCAAAAGATACATACCATAAATGCAGATGGTACAGTAGCAGGTTGCCCTAATACAGCACCTACTATGCATTATGGACATATAGATACTCCAGCAAAAGAAGTAAGACTAAGCCCTAAACGTATGGAAATTATTTCGTGTGAACAACATGAGCGTGATCCAAGATGTTATTCTTGCCCTGTGTTTATGTATTGCCATTCAGACTGTCATCAGCTAGTATGGATGGATGATGTATGCCCTGCTCCTAAAACTTTAATGATGAAACTTGCGAAAGAAAAAGAATGGATCTAATTGTAAAACCAACAGAGGCTTGTAACTTTAAATGTACTTTCTGTTCGTCTACTGATATCGATCCTAATGAGGTTGGTTTATTAGACTTAAACTATATCTACAAGTTTCTTGAAAGATGGCCAGATTGCAATACTATTATTGTTAACGGTGGCGATCCTCTTATGGTTAAACCAGAATGGTATCAAGAATTAATCGACCACTTAGATGAGCATGATTATAAAGCATCTATATCGTTTACATCTAATTTATGGCCTTTCTTAATGCGACCAGAGAAATGGCTTCCTATATTTCAGAATGAAAGATTTGGTTGTGCTACATCATTTCAATATGGTGGTGGTAGATTAAAAGGTGACTATTCAGAATTTACTGAGAGTGATTTCTGGATGGTATCTAATGCTATGCTTAAACATACTGGAGAAAGACCAGACTTTATTGCCGTCATAACAGATGAGAACGAACACCTTGCTATTAAGAATGTTGAGTTAGCAAAAGAAATGGGTGTTGAGTGTAAATTAAATTATGCTATGGCTTCTGGTGTGCAAGGTACCACATATCGACTATCTAAGATATACGAGACGTATATTAAAATATATGATATGGGATTAGCAGATCACGAATATAATACAAAGCAAATGATGAAACGCCTCGGTGGATCAGCAACATCTTGCCCTCAGAATAGATTATGTGATACGGGTATTAGAGCTATGAACCCAGGTGGTGACTATTACTCTTGTGGCTCTTTTGCTGATGATATGGATTATCCTATTGATTTTGAGACTGAGATGAATGGTGAGATGCAGACACCTCTTCAAGATGATCCTAATATACAGACTATGAAAATGGCTTGCTATACTTGTCCTATGTTTGAAATATGTAATGGCTGTAAGAAAACCGTGCGAGATATGAAAAGAGAAGGTATTGTAGAGGATCACTGTAAGCAGATGAAAACATTAGCACCTCGCATACTTGAGATAAACGGAATGAGCCCTGATGGAGTGACACCATATGTCGATGAATCTATCCATTAATCCAACTTACTATTGCAATTTTAGATGTGACTTTTGCTATCTAACAGAGGCTCAGCTAAGCGATAGACATAAGATAACACCATTGTGGTTACACAACTCGATGCAACAAATAACAGATCCTATTAGTCACGTTGATTTATATGGTGGTGAAATAGGTCTACTTTCTTCAGATTATTATTATTCTATTAAGGACGTTATTCGTACATACTATGACGGACCAATTAATATTAATACAAATCTATCTGCCTTTCCAGATTTCTTCCGTGATGAAGATGTGACTTTATCTGTATCATATGACTTTCATGCTCGCGAGAAAGAACAATTTGT